CATCTACGCGGAAAGAAATTGGTGCTTTACAAGACAAGATTGATGACCGTAGCTTGGCTCTTAAGAAAGCAACTAAAGCCTACGAACAAGGCGACATGAAGTCTTACACAGATTATATGGACACAGTTAGCCAAGCCGATTACAGAATTAAGTCAGCATCAAACCAATTAATTAGTGCTAATGCAAGCAAACTTAGTGCCGAAGCTAGCATGGTACACGCCAAAGCAAACTCGGCGTCTATTGGGGCAGCAAACAGAACAGATGTTGCTATTGGTAATGCTGTATATAAATCTGTTGAAGATAGACTTAAAGGAACTACTGTTGCTGATATGCAATTTGCTAAAAAATGGGCTACTATGACTCCAGATCAAAAAGCTCAATTTTATCAAGAACAAATGGTAGCTATTGCTCCAGTGTTTAATAGTAAAATGCCTGCTGGGGGTGGGATGGATTTAAATAGTCTTTCTCAGCAAGCAGACGCTGTATTAAAAAGCAGACAACCTAAGCAATAATTTAACCGTGCCACTTTGACATAAGGTCATACGAATGGATTTGAGTAAACTCTCAGACAACGATCTTGTTGCGTTACGTGACAAGAATTTAAACGGAATGTCCGATGAGGGATTACGCTATCTATCTAGTTTAGGCAAACCAACAGCTCCAGCAATTCCAGAAGAAAAACCCGATACTGGGTTTACAGGGGCATTAAAATCTAGCGCTCAACAGATACAAGCTGATTGGGAAAGACTTAAGGGTCGTACAGGGCTTAAAGACGTAAATCTTGCTGAGCAAGAAGCTAAAGCATACGAAAAAAAAGCAGGGCAAGTATTTAAACCAACCGAAGAAGGTTGGACAGAAGCGCCTTGGCAAAAACTTAAAGAAACTGCTGGCGGCTCTTTGCCTTATATGGCTGCCCCTCTTGCCGCCGGTGCGGCGGCTTTAACTCTACCAGCTTCACTTCCTACCGCTGCAATTGCTACAGGTCTTGGTGGTATAGCTTCCGCTACACAATTTACAGGCTCAAACCTTTCACGCCAACAACAAGAAGACCCTACCCTAAAGTTACAAGATACTAATTTAATGGCTGCAGCAGCCGCAGCTATTCCACAAGCGGCTTTAGATGTAATTGGTTTTAAATACATTCCCGGTATCCAAAGAATTTTTAAATCGGCAGGTAAAGAACTTACCGTAAAACAAGCAGAAGACATCCTTAAAGCAGGTACATTACGCACAGCAGGCCAGTACATTGCTGGCGGCGCTAAGATTAGTGGTATTGAAGGTGCTACAGAAGCTGGACAACAAGTATTTGAACGTCTACAAGCTGGGTTAAACATTGCTGACAAGCAAGCCCGTGATGAGTATTTTGATAGTTTTATTGGTGGCGCTGCTTTAGGTGCTATTGCATCCCCGTTTGGTGTTCGTGGTCAACGTGGTCAAGCCAAAGAAGTGTTAGCAAAAGCAGAAACAAAACGTGGAGACGAACTTGTTGCAGAACAACAAGCTAAAGAAGCAGAACAAGCCGCTCAAGAAGAACAAGCTAAACTTCAACAAGAACAACAAAAGACAGGCAATTTATTTGGCGAAGCCGCCCCTACAGCTAAAGAAGTAAGCCCACTACCCGGAGCACCAAGCACATTAACTGTACGTGAGCGTGAGGCTGAAGCTGGTACTTTAAAAGAAGCCCAGCAAACAGAGCGTAGTCAATTATTAAAAGAATCGGATTTGTATGCTAAACAAATAGCAGACATTGAAAAGCAACGTGATGCTGCCGCTGAAAAAGGTGATATTAAAGCATTCAGTGCGTTAGACGCTCAAGCTAGATCTTTAGAAGCTGCTACCAACACTATTAATAGCAAGTTAAAAGAATTACCAGTTAATTTGTCGCCCGAAATGGAAATGGCTAAGCTTCGTGGTGAGCAAAAGAATTTAGTTAAACAGTTACAAGGTATGACTGGCCCTTCGTATGACTCCAAAAAAGCTGCAAAAATAACTGAACAACTTAGCAAAATAGAAGCACAACTTGCAGAAGTTGCTCCCGGTGCCGCACAACTGGATATGTTTGAACCAGCTAAGATGCAAGCCGAAGCACGGGAAACAAGTGCACAACAAAAAGAAGCTCGTGCCCAAGAACAAACAGATTTGTTTGCCCAAATACAAGGCGAAGGTAGAAAAGAAGTTCTTGATGCAGCAGTTATTGAAAGGTATCAAAAAGGTTTAATTGATTTAGAAGAAGCCTACGCATCTGGCGCTGACGAACGTATTGTTAACCGTTTAATTGATGAGTTACAAAAAGCAGGTAAAGAAAAAGATCAAGCTGTCGCTAAAGCAGGGGCTAAAACCGGTGCAGAACAAGAACAAGGCATTGCTAAACTTGAGCGTATTAAACGTTCTATTAATGAAGAAGCAGCTAAGTTAGCTGGAGCTACAACTGATGAAGAAGTAAATGCCATTCGCACTAATATTGCGGCTTTACAAACTCGTTATGGAGCAGCACAAACCGAAAGAGCTACAGCAAACCCAGAAATTGTAGAAGCCGAAGCCAACCAAGAACAAAAAGATGCTGTACTAACTGCTGTAGAAGGCGCCCGTTCTATTTTGTCTGGTGACTATTTAAATAGTAAAAACGTAGATGTAGCCTCATCTTTAAAATCAGGCATTGAAACTGACATACGCGACGCAGGTGCAGCTTATATTAGAGCCGCCATTAAAGAAATTAATGCAGTACGGGCTATTAATAAACAACAGCCTTTAACTAACGACGAAGCCCTTAAAGCCGCCCAAGCTATTAAATCTCGTTTTGATTACATTGCAAAAGACCCAACATACTTAGCAGAAAAAGTACGGGATAAAAACCTTAAAGTATTTACCCAAGCTTTAGAAAAAATAAAGGTAGCTAACTTTAAAGGCCCAACTAAGTTACAACGGACAACCCCAACGCTTAAACAAGAGCGTGATCCGTTAGCTATGATGCGCAATGAGATGGCTAAGAAAGAACCTAATCAAAAACGTATTGCCCAAATACAAAAAGAAATTGATGCCGGTAAAGCAGAAGATGCTCGCATTGAAGCAGAAAAAGCTAAGCAAGAACAAGTTGAATTACCGGGTGTTAACCCAGACCAACGTAGTTTGTTTGCTGAAAAAGAAGTACCTGCCTTGGCAACAGTACGTGCAACACCTGCAAACTTTATGCGTTTTGTTAGTGTTCAATCTGGTAAATTTAAAGTAGCAAAAGAAGCCGCTGATAGAGCTATTGAACAGGCCAAAGATAGGGCTGATAAAGCTAAAGAAAGAAACGCTAAAAAAACAGCAGAAACTACAGATGAGTTAAAACGGCAAATAGCTGAACAGCGTAATTTTGTAAATGATATTGTTAATGCCGATAAAATTGCTTCTCAACTTCGTGGTCAAGCTGTACGCCTTTGGACTGAACGAGGTACTTTAGTTAAAGAATTAGGTAGGGTTAATAAAGAAAACAAAAAGATTATTAGAAATGCTATTGCAGAAATTGATGCCACTGTTGATAGCCGCAACGCTGAAATAGATGCTTTACACGCTAAAGCTAATCAGTTACTTAAAGAAAATTTAGGGCAAGAACAGGCACTATTAGCACGCTTAGAAAAAGCATACGCTAAAACCCCTGAAGCAAAACAAAACCAAGCGCTTATTGTTGCAAGAGCTGAAATTGGCAAAACAGAAGATGAGATTAAAAATGCTTTAGCAAAACAAGTTAAAGAAAAACGTGAAGCAGAACAAAAAGCAATTGAGTTTAAAGAAAGCTTACCTTCTATTCGTCAACAAATTGTTTCTACTAATAAACAAAAAGCCGGTACTGGCGAACCAATTTTACAGAAAAAAACAACAGGCGTTGTATTTCCAAAAACAACAAATGTAAAAACCGGAGAAACGCTAACTGAAGCTATTCGTTATCCTGTTACACCACTTACTGCACAAGAAAAACGTGCCAAAGTAATAGAAAAAGCTAGAGCCGGTGCGGCTGAGCGTAGAGCAGATAAAGAAGCTATTGCCGCACGTCTTGGTACAAAACAAATTGTTGAATCTAAAGAACTTACCGCTGTATTAGACCGTCAAGCAGGGCGGGGCATTGAAACTATTGCCGCTCAGCCTGCCCGTAAAGAGCGTAAGAAACCGCTTAAGACTGGTACTAAAGAAGCGTTGCGTAAAAAAGCACTTTCTAAAATAGCTAAAAGCTTTGAAAATGAAGCTATTGAAGCGGGTATTAGTCGTGAAGACTTTGAATTTGTTGAACGTGGTTTAGCGTTTGGGTTTAAAGCTCGTAGTGAACCAGCTATTACCGGAACAGGGCTAACACAAGATGCAACGCAAGCTGTTGTTGATAAAGTAAAATTACCCAAAGGTTTAAAATTAACTGTACTAAGTAAGCTTACGCCTTCTTTACAAACCGCCATTAAAAACAACGGGTATGATCCGGCTACTGTTAAAGGTGGTGTATTGCCTGATGGCTCAGTATTTATTGTGGCAGAAAATCATGCAGACGTTAAAGATGTACAACGCACAATAGCCCACGAAGTTACAGGCCACCTTGGAGTAGAAAGTTTAATCGGCGAAGCTGGTATGGATGCGTTAGCAAAACGTGTTGCTAAGCAAGAGGGTGGTGTATTGGGCTTGGCAGAAAAGCTGGGCGTTCAAGAAGAAGCCCTTGGCGCATATATGTCTGCTAAACAATCGGGTAAATCTGATGAGTTTGCCGCAGCTAAAGCTTTGCGTGAAGTTATAGCCCATACTGAAGAAGCTCGTGTCGATAAGAATTTTTTAGGTAAAGCTAATGAGTTTATTAAAGCTTTAGTAGGTTCTATAAGAGCCGCCTTAAGAAAGATGGGATTGGATTTAGATTTAAATACCAGCGACGTATACAAAATGTTGCGGGACGCTCGTAAAGAGTTTGATGCTGTAGCGCCCGGAATGTACAAAGGACGTGATGGGGAAATTCAAGTTAGATCTGGTGGCGCTAAGTATGGCCCCGGCGGTGTAGTAGTTGCAGATGCCGCCGATAAGATTCTTACCCAAAAGCAAAAACAAAAGATTCTTCCAGCTAACTTTGGCTTATTGTTTGAACAAAGAGTTGTATCGGCTACGGCAGGGTTAATGCGTGCTTTTGAAAACAAAGGCATGAAAAATTCAATAGAAGCTTTACAGACTAAATACTATATAGCTAACCATAACCAGCGCTTTGTTTGGGCTTCTCACTCTCTTACTAGTGGTGTACCAGTTCTTGAACCAGTTAAGCGTGCTGATGGCAAAACAGAATACGTATTAAAGCAATCCAAAGGCGCCAACGTACAAGGAATTATTGATGCTTTAAGTAAAGCTAAATGGGGTAATGCACAAGGTGTTAACAACGTATGGAGTCTTCATAGAATTTTACTTCGTGCTGAATCTGTTGGGTTTGATAAATTAAACTTTGATAAAGCAGAAGTGACTGAAAAGCTTTTACGGGCTAATGAATCTGTTATTAATTCAAACCCGTCTTTAAAAGCCGCTATTAAAGAAGCTGATGCTATATACAACCAATACAACCGTGATCTGTTAACCCGCTTTTTAGTTAGCACGGGCGCAATGAGTAAAGAACTGGCTAATAACCTTGTTAAAGGTGACGCATACATACCGTACTATAGAAAAGAAGCTGACGGTACTATTGTGCTTGACTTAAATGAAGGCGTTAAGAATGTTCGCATTGGTAATATTAAAGACCAACCCTATTTAAATGAACTTGTTGGCGGCAATGAGCGAATTGTAGATGCTTTTACTGGTATTTTGCAAAACACTAACTTGCTAATGGACATGGGTTTGCGTAACTTAGCTACTCGTCAAACAGCGTTTGCTTTAGATTCTATGGGTCTACTTGAAAAAGGCAAAGATAAAGAAGGCGCTGACAAACGCACTGGTATACGCAAAGGCCCCGGCCCAGCTAACGATAAGTCTATTAGATTTTACATAAATGGCGATCAAGTACACGCTGTAGTTGATACAGAAGCTGTCGGTGTTCCATCCGAATTAGTTGTAGAAGGCCTTGGCGGTGTAAGCACTAGTGTGCCAACCATTGTAAAAATGATGGGAATTCCAGCAAGTATTCTGCGTACATTTATTACCCGCAATCCTGTATATGCTTTGCGTCAAGCGGCTCGTGATCCTTTAAATGCTGTTATGACAAACGGCATTGAGTTAAAAGCTATGGGTAACTCCTATAAGATTCTAGGTAAAGCATTAACTGGAAACAAAGAAGCTGTTAGCGATGTATTTAAGTATGGCATTACTGGTAGTAACGTATATACCGGAACTGTTGAAGACATGCAAAAACAAATGATGCGTATGCTTGATGGTAAAAATGGCATAGATAATTTTTATGCTAAGCTAGATACGCTTGCGGTTAATGCAGATTCCGCTACTCGCCAAGCAGCTTTTACTAATTTCCGTAAGCAAGGTATGACGGAAATGGAAGCCATGCTAGCTACATATGAATTAATGCCCTTTACCCAGCGTGGTACTTCGGCTAGTATGTTTTGGCTTTCTACAATGGTGCCATTCTTAAATGCACAGATACAAGGCTTAAACGTTTTATATAAAGCTATGTCAGGTAAAGCTACGTTCCAAGAAAAGCTAAAAGTTAAGCAACAATTCTATGCTAAAGGCGCAATGATGTTTGGTATGTCTGTTGCTTATGCTGTAATGATGAGTGATGACGAAGCCTACAAAAATGCTAATGATGACGAAAGATACAACAACTGGTTTGTGTATACACCATTCTCTAAAGAACCATTTAAAGTACCAATCCCATTTGAATTAGGTATTTTGTTTAAAGCTATTCCGGAAGCTATGGTTAACGTAGCCAAAGGCGATAGAGAAGCGGGCGAAGCAATTAATGCAATTCGCAAGCTTATCCAAAACAATATACCGCTTGGCCCAAGTTCTTTACCACAGGCTATTAAACCTATTATTGAAGTTACAGCAGACTATTCGTTCTATACGGGGCGTAGTATTGTTGGTGAAAGATTGAAAGGCGTTGATCCTAGCGAACGCTATAACGCCAACACTAATGAAATTCTTAAGCTTATTGGTAAAGGAACAGGCTCTATCCCTGTTTTAGGTGAGTACTTATCCCCTGTTCAGCTTGAGTATTTAGTTCGTGGTTACTTTGGTAGTTTGCCATTGGCTTTGGCTTCCGTTACAAACCCTGCTATTAGTACAGGAGAAGCACCTGAAGGTCGTGGCATAGTAAGTAGTACAACGCCAGTTATTGGATCTCTTTTCCAACCGCTTGATGCAAATGGCATGATTAATCGTGCTTATAAAGATATGGAAAGTATCCAGCGCACTAAAGCAACATACAACAAATTAGTTGAAGATGGTAATGAAAAAGGCATTTCTAAATTACTAGATGCTGAGGCAGACAAACTTAACCTAGCACCGCTTGCTGGCGCTTTCCGTAGTCGTATGGGTAACCTAGCTAAAGAAGAACGCAGAATTAGATCTGATCCTAATATGTCAGCCGCAGAAAAGCGGGAGTTACTGGACATGATTAAAGAAGAAAAAATCGGGCTATCTAAAGAATTGATTAGCGCACGCGAGTAAACCACACGCCTAGTTTGCCGTTACTAAGGCCAAAGTCTGCTTTAGCTATCATGCCGTAATGAAGCGCCGCCTTTAATCCCGCCTCTTTAGTTTCTTTTAACTTTAAAGACGGAACGAAGAACGCCCCTTGTAGGGGCGTAATAGACCAAGGGTAATGTACCTTAATCTTCTTTGTCATCTTCTGTTATAGGGCGGCTTATCTTCATTACGTTAACCCGCATAGTTGGCCCACGAGTTTTAGCTAATAGGTTCGGTCGTGCATAATTAATCTTGAAGTTAGGTAGCTTCTCAAGCTGTTCTTTAAAGTCCGAATATCCGTAGCTCATCGCTACACAGTGCGCTTTAAGTAATTGCTCTTCAATATAGTAATCTACATGTCCGGGCGTTACATTATGCTCAACCCTACCGGCTACATCTGATCTAGTTAGTGACTGGTCAATTTCCCCATTACCGCCTAGCGTCGCTTGCAGGTTGCCGTTAAGGGCTTTAATAACTACAAACTTACCAAAGTATTCACGAGTGTAAGCATTCAATACATCTTCTGCGGTGCGCTTACTTCCATAAATAACAGAACGAGCATCAGTCACCATCATACGTAGGACATCTAATACAGGCCCTATTGGTATATCAATAATGTTGGCATACTTCTTACCTAACAGAATAATCGTGGCAATGATGCAACTGTTGCCAGCCGTCCAATACCGTTCCTCATCATTACTACTAAACTCCCGATCAAGGCGCTCTGTTGTTTCTTCTAATACCTTAGCGGCAGTAGCCTGATTCTTAACTATCCAACGGATAAAATCCCGTCCAGCTACACCAAAGTTTTTCTTAAGTAGCTTTAACGTAGTTCTTTCTTCAATAGTCCAAGTAAGCTTTTTGTGCATCTGTAGTTCTAGAATACGGAACATTTCTGCCTGTGATGCGTGCTTACGTGCGCCCGATAAATAATCCATGACGTGCGTATTTGATGAGAAAAGACACAGTAGTTTCCATGTAGTATCGTTAACCCGTTCCTTATTGCTACCCGATTCCATGCGGTCTTTGCCTTTACCCTGCGTTAAATCTAACAAGAATTCAGGCAACCACTCAAAATCTTCTCGGCTCTTGTTTGTGGTTTCGTCAATAATGAAAGGCAGGCTATTTAATAAACCCTGTCTTTGTTGCGATGCCACAATAGATGTGCTTTGCGTAACCCTATACCGTTCAGGATGCCCAAAGAAACTAGCCGCTAATTCCAGCGCTAAAGACTTACCCATACCAGAATCGGATGATCCCAGATGATATACACAGCCATTATAAATAGTAAAGTTCATCAGGATAGAAGCTGGCCCTACTAAAGACATAGCCAAGATCTGCCACTCTTGCTTAGCTATAAGCATGTTAAATACTTTTTTCCATTCGTCTACTGAGCCAGTAGGTGTCGTAGCACGGTTAATGTTTTCCAGCGAAGGGGTTGGCACATAAACTTCTGTGCCGTCTGCGGTAAATATGCGGCTATTAAATACAAACGTCTTATCCTCTTGCCAGCCACAGTTACTTGGTATTTTCAATGCCCTTTTGTTGGCACTAACAAATTCTACACAACCCCGCACATACTCAAATAGGTTCTTGTCGTTGCCTGAACCGTAGGCTGCAATGATGTTTTGGTTGGCTAATGCTTTAACTGTTTCGTCTTTACTTACTATAGACTTCTGTGGAATCAAAATATCAATAACCCCATCAGGACGAAACGCCAACATATGTACCATGTGGTCGCCATTGCTATTAAGGATGTCTACTGCAAACAAGTCATAAGGAAGCACCATAATCTGCTTGCGTGTTTTACCTTTGCCATCTTCGTCATCTAAAAGCCTGTCCATAAATACGCCACCATTAGAACCGTAGCTAAAGCCTTTGGGTGGAATTGGGCGTGTTACAGTAATCTGTTGCGGGTCGCAGTCTTCGTCTGACTTCTTCTCAACGACTATTTCTTTAGCCTCATTAGCGGTTTTGATTTCCCGCCCTAAAGCTAGGGGGTTAGTTATCTTGCCGAAATGTGGGCATTTTTCACAAATTCCGGGGTTTGCTTCGTCTAGCTTAAGGCAACCGTAAGGCCCTTTAATCTCGTTCCATTTAGTGTTATGGCGGTCAATATCGTATGGGTGTAAGGCTGATAGGGCTAAACCTTCTTCTACCCCGTCCTCGCACGATTTAGCTAGGCTGAGGATGCCACGCCACAAAGGCTCCATGCCGTCATCAGTTGCGTTATCTTTGTAGTAATGGATCTGCCCACAAGTTGTGATGTTTTTAAAGAAAGTAACGCTGTTTTCTATTAACTTAACGCTATTGGCATTAGGGGTTAATTGAGGGCGTTTTCCGGGCAGTTGTAGTGCAGGTAGGTTCTCGTATGCCGCACCATTCATCTTGTCCCGTAGGGCGCTTGCAACCGTCTCAAAATCAAAGGTCTTGGGACTAGCCTCAACCATAATCTTGACCTTACGGGGGGTGTCTTGCTTGTAGTTGCTGGTATCAGGAACTCGTAGTACACGGGCGGCATCGCCAGTAACCATTGCATCAATCTTAAGCCCCTCTTTTTTACAGAGCCTCTTTAAGTTCTCAGCAACAGGTTTCCAAACATCAATATCTACTTCTTGGGTAAAAGGCCAATACACATGCAAACCACCACCGCTAGAAACAATCCAAGGTGTACCTAGTTCTGCCAAAGAGGTTGTAGCCAAGAACGTATCAAGGGCAGTTGCCGCTTCAGCTTTAGTTGCGTATGACTTACTATCCCCACAATCTATATCCAAGAACAAAGACTTAATCTTTAATGCGTTTTCTGTTTTGCGTTCTTTTACGTCATTAAATGTAGCCAACGCATAAAACGTGTTGTATCCCTTCTTATCAAACGCCATTGCGGCATCATACAGTTCGTCGATCGAGCTAACGAATACGTGTTCTTTTTTTGCTGTGCTTAACTCAACGGTACAGTATTTACCCGAAGACGGTAGCACAGTCGCTAGGAATTCCTGCGACTTCATGTGAGACCTTTCGAGTTAGTTGTTTACTTTTCTATCAAACCGTTTAATTAATTCAAGCTGAAATTCTTTAGGTAATCTATCTTCATAAAATAGCCGCTCAGCATACTTAACCAATTCTTTATCAGTAAGGGACGTGGGGTTTAAATATGTTACTGTTTCTTCATGCATGTTCGAAGTGCCTCTTCTGAAGTCTGACTTGATTGTAGTATGTTCAACAAAGACATTACGCTTGTACGATATGCGGGGGTTACGTCTCTCCCACTAAACCAGTTGTATACCGTCTGTCTTGTTGCGCCTGTGTAATTTGCAATCTGTATTACTGGAAAATCTAAATGAATCGCCCAGCGTCCTAGCTGATTGCCTAGCGTTTTGGGTGCGGCTTTAGTTGTGCTTTTAATTGTGTCTGAATAAGCCATATGGAATCCGTGTGGGGGCCGAAGCCCCCGTTATTTAAAAACAAGTAGTATTGCAGTTACCGTATTGGTCACAACAAGTAGTGCAGACAGTAAACCTATCGCCTGCTACTACCGTTTGCGTTGTGCATGCGGCATAAACCATAGAGGTTCCGAAAAGGAACCAAAGCCCAATAAGTAGCTTATTCATCATCCCACTCCGAAACAGTAGAGGCTAAGCTACTAGCTTTCTTTTCAGGAACGGCTGATGTTTTAACTGCTGGCTTACGCTTTTCAGGTTCATCAACTTCTACTTCCACTTCAACCGAAGCAAGTTTAGCTTTAGCTGGCTTAGCGCCCTCTAGCTTTAACGGCTTATCATTTTTTGATACCGTCATGGTAATGGCTCGTTTAGCATCGGTAGATGCGCCCTTCTCAACTGCAATAGCGTACTCTTCGTCCTCTAACCAACGTACTGGTTGGAAAAACAACTTGGGTACTGCCGCCTTAGTATCAAAACGCAGCCGTGTTACCAAAGTCTCAGGGTTGATGTTCTGTGCCGCAAGATAGCGAGCATAGGCTTGTAATGGGCGCTTATCGCCGTCTTCTTTACCGAACAATGAAGTTGCGGCTAAGTCGAGTTGCATTACATCACCACCAATATCATTAGCTAGTGTTACAGCAAGACGTTGCTTAAAGCGGCATGCTTTGCTTTCGCCCTGACCTGAACCTTTTACGTTCTGTGGGCATGTAGCACAGCTAGCCGCTTGTGGTTCTTCAACCGATGCATCAGGAGTTTCACCATCAGCAGACCAGCAATCGGGGCCTTTTTGTGAGCCCTCTTCATATACACCAGCGTAGTATGTACGACTGATTTTTGGTGCGGCGTTAACAATTACAACATCAAGATGACGGTCGTCGATAGACGTAATCTCTTTACTGCCTACCATTAAGCGGAATACACCGCCTTTAATAGAAATGCGCTTGCCGTCAAATCCAGTGCCTCCTCCCGAAAGGCTCTTAGCAAGTGATGATAATTCTGCTTTCTTAGCAAAAGCAGGGGTTTGTGCGGGATTAAATTTGGCTAGTTCGCCCATAATACTTCCTTCTTTATTTAGTTGGTTTACGTACCGTTACTGCATACTCTGACATAGAATTTAACCCCGCCGGTACGACTCCGGGATTCTCTTCCAAAAACATAGACATATTCTTTTGCGCTATGCGCTTTTCAAACAGGTCTAATGCATCGTGCTCTACTACAAAATTCTTGAATGAATCCCAATCGTTTGTGTAGTAACGCGTTTTCTGCGACAAGATAATAGTGCCTTCATCAGTACGAACTGAATTCGTGCCAAGCAATAACATTTGATCCTTCATTGCGCCTTTTAATTCATCTTGTTGCATCTTGAGTTTTTCGATCTCGCTCTCGTATTCTTGAGTAAGCTCTTGAACTCTACCGTATATCTTTCGATATACTCTTGCTAGTTTATCTAGCGGTATACTTTCTTCGATCATACTAATTCTCCTTGTAAAATATTATACATCTAAACCGACAGGTTTACAACCAACATAGGGTTTTCCTTAGTTGCCTATTTCTTCCCTATATAAGCTAAGCAGTAGGCCGTGCCCTTCAACACGTTTTTCCAATTGCTTAAACATCCGCTTTTCGATTTCGCTACCTTGTAAGTGTATCACGGTTACGTTGGTTGAATCTTGCCCAATCCTATCCGCTCTAGCAATACACTGCAAGTAAGTTTCGACAGACATTACAGGCCCATAAAATATCACTGTATCTGCCGCAGTTAGTGTTACACCATGTGATGCCGCCTGTGGTTGAATTACTAAAACCTTAGGTGAATCGGTGGCTTGAAAACGTTTAAATATATCGGTGCGTTTGTTAACTCCTACGTCACCATGAATAACTTCTGCTTGCACATTTTGTTTTAAAAGAAACGTGTGTATGGTTTCAATACTATGTCTAAATGGTGCAAAAATTATAACTTTACGACTTGTTTCTTCTAGCACTTCAAGCAATACATTTAGGCGTGGGGCGCAATCAAATTCAACTACTGCATGTTCATCTGTGTATGCCGCACCAGCGCTAATCTGAAGTAACTTACTAACCCCAGCCGCCGCATTTACTGCGGTAATTGTTTCGCCTGCGGCTTGCACTAGCATGCGCTCCTTCAGCATTCTGTAGTACTTAACTTGTTGTGGAGTTAAAGGAACCTCTCGTGTTTCGGTAAGTACAGGTGGTAGATCAGTACACTCTTCTTTTGTGTAACGTATTGCTGGTTGAAGAGCGTCGTATACCGCTTGTGCCGCACCTGATTTTGGAACCCACTTAAACTTAGTTAGCTTATTCATTACCTTGTCACGCCATGCCGTAGCAAATCTAGGTACACCAGCAGGATTAACAAGTCTAGCTAAACCATACGCATCAACTGGCGATTGTGAAGCAGGGGTTCCAGTCATCATCCACAACATGGTGTCAGGCTTAAGTACTTTGTTTAAAGATTTCCAGCGCTTAGTAGAAGCATTCTTGTATGCGTTTGCTTCATCAACAATAACTAAATCAAAACGCCCATCATTAATAACTTCATCAGCAATTAGATTTAAGCCGTCGTAGTTAACAACTACAAATTCGTAATCGCCTTGTACCATTTCAATACGTCGTGAAGCTTGTACATGGTGTGCGGCAATAGCTGATCTGTGTATAACGCTTTTACTAATACTACTCATCCATGCGTCATGCATAATTGAAAGGGGGCACAGAATTAAGCATCGTTTTATCTGCTTTAAGTTCATTAAGTAATCAGCCGCCCACAATGCTGAAAATGTTTTGCCAGTTCCGGGGTCGTTAAACACGAATGCTCTGCGATGCATTGTCAAGAAAGATGCGGTATCCATCTGATGTGCAAACGGTTTGTGCCGTCCGGGCCAGTTGTAGCGAGCCGTTATGGGGGACTGAACATCTTTAACACCTAGGTTGCGGAGCACCCGCACTTCATCTAAACCCCAGTACACGGCTATTTCAAATGTACCGTTGTCTTCGCTAATAATTTTACTTCTTGGGATAACGCTGTACTTATCGGGTGATCTTGTTTTAAACAAGAGTGCTTTATTTTCTATTATCTGCATCATTCTATAATCCGATAAACGACTTTAAAACTATTAGCTAGCTCGTGTTTTTCTAAATGAGCTGTGGCAAGCAAACGTATAGTTGCAATACGCCAAAACTTGTCTTCCGCAATAACTTCTTGGTCTACCCACGAATCTCTAAAGCGAGCAGTCCACATATCTGCTACTGCTGATAACGGAACAGCCATAATTTCTTCTTTTAAATTTTGTTCTGTTATGGCTGGCTGTATTGTTACTGTTTTACTTCTTGTTGCTTCTATTGCTTTGGCATACGCTTCGTCTGTGATTGCCATTTTATTTTATCGCTCCTTTTGCTGTACGTTTATATGAACGGTTTGCGTTGTCGTCTTTTACTCGTAAGTTTGATCTTGTAGTAGTGCCACCTTTACTTAGAGGCTGTTTGTGGTCAACGTCTTTACCGTCACCCTTGTGTACCAAACCTTCACGCTCAAGCATGCGCCTAGCTTTATTACGTTGGGCTCTTTTCTTTTTAACAGGGTCTGTACCGTCGTAAGCCGCATATTCGGCTTTGTAATCTCTTTTATATGATGGTGATGAGGGCATACTATTCCTTAGTGTTTGGGGTTAAATTCGCAGGTCTTAACTTGGCACCATCCACATAAAGGAGTGCTTGTTGGATTCCATACGTTATTGTCGTATGAAGCGGCTAATTTGCCTACTCTTTCTCGGTACTGCAACCAAAAGAATTCTTTCTGATCTACGGTCATCATTTGCTTAACCATGCTTCCTTTAACAACAAAGAGCAAAGCCGAGTTAACTTG